ATGGTAGTGGTTACAAGAAAGTAAACGAGCAAAAAGAAATCAAAAAAGTCATCGGTGTATTCGGTGGTAGATTCCAGCCATTTCATAGTGGACATCTGGCTACATATAATTGGTTAAAGACAAAGGTAGATGAGGTTTACATAACTACATCAAATATTAAACAACCACCAAGACACCCAATGAACTTTAAGGAAAAGGTTCGTCATATGACTAAGATGGGTATAAAGAAGAATAGAATCATACAGGAGAAAACTCCGTATGTAGCAGCTAACCTATTGAAAAAATTTAATCCCGACACAACCGCTGTGGTTTATGCATTTGGGAAAAAAGATGCCGGTCGCCTTAAAGGTGGAACTAAGAAGAGCGGTGGTAAGACTTACTATCAAGATTTTTTAAAGAATAAAAACAATTTAGAAGGTTTTGAAAAACATGGTTATTATATCACCGCTCCTCAATTTGGCTCTGTAAGTGGAACACAGATGAGAAGACTCTTAGGTGACCCGAAGATTGAAGATAAAGAAAGAGAAAAGTCTTTCAAAAAAGTATTTGGATACTTTGATAAAGGTATTTATAATATGATGACAAATAAATTCAAAAAGTTGTTTGAGTCTTACGATTTGACAGATGAGTTGATAAAGGAGTTTTTAATAGAAGCTACTGCTACACCTGCTGGTAATTTGGATGACGGGCCATCTACATTTTATACGGACTACAACACATACAAAAAAGTGTCTAAGGAATGGTTAGATTCTCTATACTCTGAAGCTGGTTGGAAAGTAATGGATTATGTTCTAAGAGATAGTGCTAGTAGTACATTTAAAGATGAGTATAGGTCAGTTCCTCTTACATATCTTGACCACGGTCAGGCAGCTGGTTCTACATCTGCTGTAACAAAGTATAAAAAGTGGATGGGTGAAGTTATAGAACCATTAGGTTGGGAAGTAGTAAATTGGATGGGAACCACAGCCGCTATCAATAATATCATTGGTACTCTTTTCGCAGCTGGTGCTGATGCTGATGAATATACCGAAGAAGATTTCAAACTTACAGAGAAAATAAACTTAAATAGTGAGGTAAAGTTACTATTAGAGGGTGGAGCATATGGTCATCTTAATCATCCATTTGATGATAAAAATTTGACATTTTCAGATTTTAAGACACTAATTATTAATACACTACAAGGTAAACTGGATAGTGAAGGAGCAGTTACAGAAAAAACAGATGGTCAAAATATAATGGTAAGTTGGAAGGGTGGAAAACTTATCGCCGCTAGAAATAAAGGTCACATCAAAAACCACGGTGCTGGTGCATTAGATATCAATGGAATAAAAAGTATGTTTGCAGGTAGAGGTGATATTGAGAAAGCCTTTGTCTACGCTATGAGAGATTTACAAAGAGCAGTTGGTGGTTTAAGTGATGCTCAAAAAGATAAGGTATTTGATGAAGGTAAGAAGTTTATGTCTTTAGAGGTTATATATCCTAAGACAGCAAATGTAATACCTTATGATAAATCTTTACTTCAGTTTCATGGAACGATAGAGTATGACTCTGCTGGTTCTCCTGTAGGTGAAGATAGAGGAAGTGCTAGAATGTTAGCTGGTATGATAAAACAAATAAATCAAAATGTACAAAAGACATACAGTATTACAAAACCTTTCGTTTCTAATTTACCAAAAGTAAAAGACTTTAGTAGAAGACAAAGTTACTTTTTGGGTAAGTTGAACAGGTTACAAAATAGGTATGGATTGAAAGCTAATAACACTCTATCTGATTATCATCAGGCTTATTGGATGGAGTATATTTATAATGCAGGTAAACAATTTAAATATAATGTTCCAAACAATATATTGGTTAAACTAACTCGTAGATGGGCATTTTTAGATAAGTCTTATAAGATACAACAGATTAGAAAAGATATAAAAAATGAAAAGTTTTTGAATTGGATATTGAGAACAGATAAAAAAGATTTAAAAGGGTTACAAAAGAAACATATCAGAGATTGGGAAGTTCTTTTCTTTGAGTTAGGAGCTGAGATATTATCTAACCTTAGTGACTTCATAGCTGCTAATCCAAATAAAGCTGCACAAAAAATTAGAAATGATTTAAAGAAAGCAGTTGGTAAAGTTAGACAGTCAAAAGACCCAAAGGTGTTGAACACATTGAAAACTCAGTTAGACAGACTAAACGCTATCGGTGGTTTGAAATCAGTAGTACCATCAGAGGGAATTACTTTTGTATTCAAAGGAAAGTTGTATAAGTACACTGGCGCTTTTGCACCAGCAAATCAAATCTTAGGTATGTTAAAATTCGTATAGGAGTAGGTTATGGGATATAGTAAAGAATCAGAAAGACAAAACAAAGCATTAGGAGATTTATTAGCTGGTAAAACTCCCGAAAAAAGAGTGATGGTTGGTTATGAAGGTAAGACAGAAAGTGGTGATAAGATAAGTAGATTATCTGATGTGATGAAGGAAGCTAGAATGCCGATGTTCTGTCCAAAGTGTGATGTTATTATGAAGAAAAGACTTGATAATAAATTTTGGAGCATGTACGGACATTGTTTTGATTGTCAGATAAAGATAGAAAATAAAATGAGAATAAACGGAACATATGAGGAATGGGAAAAAAATAAAGTAAGAGAAAATAAAATATCTTTTATAAAAGAACAAATACAGGCAATTGAAGAATGGAAAAATATTAAAGCTCCTGAATTTTTCAATAATGTCGGTGTTAATGAACCAATGTTAGAAAAAGAGAAGTGGGATATTGATGTAAAAAAAATAACTAAAGAAGCTGAAGAAGCTATAGAAAAGTTTACAAAAGAATTAAAAAAATTGGAGAACGAAAAATGAAGTTATGGAAAATAATACTTGGTATCTTAGGAGCAGTTGGTGCTCTCTTTGCTGCTTCTTCTAAAAGTAAAGAAGTAAAAGAACTAAAAAAGGTTATTAAAGAAAACAAGAAAAAAGAGAAAAAAGTTGAAAAACAAATCAAAGAGTTAGAGGAAGCCAAAACATCATCTAAAAGAGAAGTAGGTAATTTAAAAAGAAAACTTACTATTTCTAAAAAGAAAACAGAAAAGATGCAAGAGGCTTATGATAATGATGAAGTAGAATCAGCTGAAGACTTTTTAAGAAAGTTTGCTAAAAGCAAATGAAGTTAGCTGTAAAAATACTTAAATACTTTTTAGTATCATTCTTTGTACTATCAGTTGCTAGTAGTCAATCCTACACACAAGCTGAAGTGTTAGAGATGATAAAGGAAAGAGATTTACAATGGCAGGGTAAGGTAGACAATGCTAATAATTTAATCGCATCACAAAAAGAAGTTATTGATGATTCGGATAGGTTAATAAAAGAATTAGAAAGTCAAGTTAAAACTGATTCATTAATTCTATTAAAGAAGAGTGAACAGATTGAGATATTAAAAGAGAGAGACGAAGCTAATCAAAAAATGATTAAGTTGGTAAAACCAAAAATATGGGAACATAGATATCTTTGGTTTGCTATAGGAATTTACTTAGGAAAGCTATTATGAAACCAGGTGTTCTAAAAGAAGTAATAAAGAAAGAGTACCAAAAGTGTGCTAAAGACCCTATATACTTTTTAAAAAAGTATTGTGTCGTTCAGCACCCAATGAAAGGTAAGGTTCCTTTTCACCTTTATGAGTATCAAGAAAAATCTTTGAAAACATTTGAAGACCATAGATTTAACATCATACTTAAAGCTCGTCAGTTGGGATTATCAACACTAACTGCTGGTTACTCTCTTTGGATGATGACCTTTGGTCAAGATAAGAACATATTGGTAATTGCTACTAAACAAGATACTGCTAAAAACTTAGTAACTAAGGTAAGAGTAATGCACGCCAACTTACCCTCTTGGTTAAAACAGAAATGTACGGAAGATAACAAACTATCCCTAAGATACAACAATGGTTCACAGATAAAGGCTGTATCGAGTGGTGAAGATAGTGGTCGTTCAGAAGCTCTATCTCTTTTAATATTAGATGAGGCTGCTTTTATCGATAAGATTGAACCGATATGGGCTGCTGCTTCACAGACACTATCCACTGGTGGACAATGTATCGCACTTTCTACACCTAATGGTGTTGGTAATTGGTTTCATAAAACTTGGGTTGGAGCAGAGGATGGAACCAATGATTGGAATTTCATCAGATTACATTGGAACTTACATCCAGAGAGAAACGATGAGTGGAGAAAAGAACAAGACAAACTATTAGGCCCGTCATTAGCTGCTCAAGAATGTGATTGTGACTTCATCACCTCAGGTCAAACTGTAATAGATGGTGTTATATTAGAGGAGTATAGAGAAAGACATATACAAGACCCATTAGAAAAAAGAGGAGTAGATAGTAACCTTTGGATATGGCAACCACCAAACTACACAAAAGATTATGTATTAAGTGCTGATGTTAGTAGAGGAGATGGTTCAGATTACTCAGCTTTTCATATTATGGATATAGAAACTATGGAACAAGTAGCTGAGTATAAAGGTAGGATGTCTACAAAAGATTTTGGTAACCTATGTGTAAATATAGCTACTGAATACAACAATGCTCTATTGGTAGTTGAGAACAACAATATAGGTTGGGCTGCTCTACAACAATGTATTGACAGAGGATATGAAAACCTTTTTTACACAAGTAAAGATTTAAAGTATGTAGATACAGAACATCAAATAAACAATAGATATAGAACACAAGATAGAAATATGGTAGCTGGTTTTTCGATGACTATGAAGACAAGACCTTTGGTAATCGCTAAATTAGAGGAATACTTTAGAGAAAAGTCAGTAATTGTCCGTTCAAATAGATTAATTGACGAGTTGTTTGTATTTATATATAACAACAATAAAGCTGAAGCGATGCAGGGATATAACGATGATTTAGTTATGAGTTTTGCTTTGACTCTTTGGGTAAGAGATACTGCATTAAGATTAAGAAATGAAGGAATAGAATTAACTAAAAAAACTTTAAGTGGTGTAGCATCACAAATGATACCACAAAAACCAACCAACAAAACGAACTCTTGGGAAATAGAAGTAGGACCCAATGGAGAAAAAGAGTCGTTAGATTGGTTAATTAATTAAGAGGTAAAACTATGGCAGAAAAAGATTTATTTTCAAGACTAAAACGACTTTTTTCTACGAATACAATTGTTCGTAATATCGGTGGAAGAAAGTTAAAGATTGTAGATACAGGACAATTACAATCTAACATACAAACTAACTTAGTTGACAGATATAGTAAGTTGTATTCTAATATGCAACAATATGGTTACAACGACCAACTATATCAACAGCAACTTAGATTAGGTTTATTTAGAGACTATGAATCTATGGATAGTGATTCTATAATTGCTTCTGCTTTAGACATCTACTCTGATGAGTCTACAATGAAAAATGAGTATGGTAAGGTATTAAATATAACCACCGATAATGACCAAATACATGATATACTACATAATCTATTTTACGATATTTTGAACATAGAGTTCAATCTATGGCCTTGGGTTCGTAATATGAATAAGTATGGTGATTTCTTTTTACAATTAGAGATTACCGATAAGTATGGTATTACAAATGTAACACCAATGTCAGCTTATGATGTTGCTAGAATGGAAGGACACGATCCTGATAATCCACAATTAGTACAATTTTTACTTACACCACAAGGTGATTCTAATAGACACTCAGCTAAACAGAAAGACCCAAAGACATTTGAGAATTATGAGGTAGCTCATTTCAGATTACTATCGGATTCTAATTATGTTCCTTATGGTCGTTCTATGTTAGAGGGTGGTAGA